TTTTTCATCCTCTTTCAGAAAATACCCTTATGGGGAGTGGGGGGATATCACCATTTTTCTTCATTCGTGAACTTGTCTTTCCTCTGCCAATTCCCCAATTTATCATGAACAATGTTATGACAAGTATTGCAAAGCGGAAGCAATTGTTTCTGCTCCTGTCCTTCACTATCTATATATGTCTTACTCAATGCAAGGTCAGGTCTGTGTCTGACCTCATTGACATGGTGAACACAATCTGCTTTGGTATATCTTCCACGCTTCAAGCATTCCTGACATTCGTTGTTACATTCCTCTAATACTTCAGCACGCAATTCTTTCCAGTCTTCCGATTGGTAGAACTCCACAATTCTATCTTCTGCAATCAGTTTCCTGATGTATGATGCAAGTGAAATGTTTGTTGGTATTCTCATACCGCATCACCCCATTTGTATTTGTGCATAATAAAAAGCCTTTAAATGAATAAAGGCTTTAATGAACGATAGCGGAAGGATTTGAACCTTCGGATCATTTTATAGACCGCTGATTTTCAAGACCAGTGCATTCAACCAAACTCTGCCACGCTATCAAATATATTAACCATGAAAGAACAGTCCTGTCAGCACCATTCATGACCACCGATTGTGACCATTTAGGAAGGCTTAACAGTGAAAGATATGGACCAAAAACTGCTGGTGCTGTACACGCTGTTCGCCAATTGTCCAATGTGCAACACAAAAAGCACCTGACTTCTTCAGCCAAGTGCTTTCATATTTTGACATCATAATTGTATCACGCCCAAAATCTGTTGTAAAATACTTTTTAGTCACAATATATACAACTTTTTGCACAAAAGTCACATGAAGTCACAGAAAGTCACAACACATACATTTTATTACACTGTAGCAACAAACCTTCTGAATATTTCCTGCGTGTGTCCGTTGTCTATGAATACATAATGTTGCCCTGCTGTGCTTCTGTCCTTATGCCCTAAGTATTCCCCTGCATCATGAACAGAACCGCCCCTGCGCACAATGTTTGTACCTGTTGATTTGCGGAACAAGTGGGGATATATGCGCCTACTCATGTCTGCACGCTTCTGTATTGACCAAATAGCGGAACGAATGCCTGTTGTACTTAATGCCACGCCTTGTTCACCTTTTACTGATGTGAATAAAGATTGCGTGCTGTTTAGTTGTATATTTCTTTCGTCAATGTAGTCTTTTAGATATTTGAGCGCAACAGAATCAAGATACACTGGTCTATATGTACGGTTCTTTTTTCCATACACCATGATCTGTCCTGTTCTCCAATCAATATCAGACACTTTTACATTTTCCACTTCGCCAACTCTTAAAGCTGTACTGCGCAAGAATTCAATCATTGCCCTGTCACGCTTATATAGACAACCACCTTTCAACTGTTCAAAATCTTCAGGTTCTAAGTGGTCAATAGGCTTGTTTATTTCCTTGTATGAATCTATTGCTTCACATGGATTTTCAAGCACAATGTGGCTTTTGCGCATCCATGTGAAGAATGCGGAAATATTTCTTCTTTGATTATTCAAAGAAGTTGCATTGTTTGTGTTCTGCAAACTTAATAAATACCGTTCTATGTCCATTCGGTTGATTTTGGTCAATGGTTTTCCTGTATTTATAATAAGTTTGTAGATTGTATCAAGGTAATATGCCACTGTTTTTTCTGACAGTTTAGGTGCTTTCTGCATCTTAAAAAGTTCTATGATGTATTTGTTTGTATCGTCTACAGATGCAGGCAATGTTTCCATTTCCACAATTTCAACATCAGACAACACCTGCACAAGTACATTTCCGAGAATAGCCATTGCATTGGCATCCAAGTGATACTGCATTCTCAACATAATATCATTTTTTACTTTTTCTTTTGCTGTCATAATATTACCCCTTTCTTTTGTTATTCAGATTATTGTTTTCACTTTTGTTCGTTCATGCTTTCCAACCGTTCTTTCAAAGCATTCAGATCAATGTTTTTCAAACTCTTACTCATTCCATTCAATGTTTCACCGATAACAACGCCTGTTTTATAAAGTCCAAAATCGACTGTTGCGAGCAGATTGGGGAATCTGCTTTTTACATATTCTGCAATTATGTCATTTTCGCTCATTCTGCACCTTCTTTCTGTTCAAATTTCAATTTAACGGCTAAACATTTCTGTAAGAGTTAATCCAACTACGGCTTCTCTTGTTCGTCTGCCAGCCTCTTCATACACTTCCTCGTTAGATAGATTAGGTTCTGTAATATTGTGAACATATCTCATATATTCCACTTCGTTTAGTCCCATATATTCTGCCAAGGAAATTTCTATCGACTCGTCATTGTGCCATTGCTCAACGATATTATCCCATTCATCCATTGTTTTATCTAAGAATTTTGCCATATTAGTTTCTCCCATTTTATTCCTACAAATCTTTATTGTTTTTCAATTTACTCTGCCAATTTCCATGTAGGAATATAGGAAACTTCTACACTATCAGTTATAGCAATTCCCCTTTCAATAACAAGGTTGTTGATTTTTCTCTCATATGGTTGTAAAGAAAGACCACACTTCTGCATTTCGTCAATTACGGACTTGGTTTTATCCGTATATTCCTTTATGTTTTGATTTTTCATCATAAAAATTAAACCTCCATAAATCTTTATTTACTCTGCTAACTTATCAAGGATTTCTTGGTCGGTGGTGACTATAAATTCACCTTCTTCATATTCGACACCACATTCTTCGCAATCCTCTTCATCGGCTTCACATCCAAGCGGACAACTACAAGCCATGCAACATCCAATACCATCTTGAATCTCTCCGCAATGCGGGTGTTTGCAGTTATACCCATTATTGGGGCTTGTTTTGCAGTTATCCTCTAATTCTGCATTGAAAAAGTAACCGCAGATATTAGCAAAATCATTGATAGGCATAATTGCCTTTGTTCCGTCTTTGTTAAATTCAAACATCTATGTTTTCCTCCATTTCTTTACCTATACCACACTATAAGTCCGTTTGGATGGACTTAATTATTGCTCCACCATTCTTTTGCAATCTCGTAGTGTTCACTCCACATATAATCATGGAAATCTTGGTTATTCATTCCATCATCCCATGAATATTCTTCATTGTGGAAAGCTTCTTCTACATACGGTTTACATCTGTCACAAATTCGCCAATCGTAAATGCTTCCTGCATCCTTATAAGTGGCAACTTCATGCTCCTCTCCGACATAAATTAGCTTATCGCAACAATCACAGGTATGGCTTTTTCTAGCTTTTATCCTATGCGGATATTTGATTGTTTCCATTGTTCGTTCCTCCGTTAAATATTAATTTAATTGTTCAAGTTCCATCAGTTTATCCATGTACCAATCAGCCTTGTCCAAATCCTCTTGTCCATTCTTTGCAGAAGCCCTGAATCTGTACTTGTACACGTTGCACATACAGAAGTGCTTCACTGCTTCCACACCAAACATGGCAATCATTTCATCAATACATTCATGCTTTCCTTGGTAATGTTTCGGATGATTTACGTTTTCAGATACAATTTCTTTTACTTCAGGCATTTTTTAATTCTCCTTTCGACTGATCCGAAGTCTTTCTTGTTTCATTTTCTCCATGTATTTCATGGCTTCATATTGTCCATATGACATATTTGCCTTCCTTGCCTTCACAGCAATTTCAGCAATCTTCTGCGCATTATTTTTGCGCTTTTGCGCCTGCCTTTGTTCTTCAGCCTTTGTTGCTTTTCCTAAGTTCTCAATTTCCATCATTTTTCCCTTTCATCCAGTATTTTTTGCACCTTCTTCAATGCCCTGCCATGAACTGTTGTTGCCCAACTGTATGTTTTGCCAAAAATATCAGGCACTTCGTAAAGTTTGATATATTGCACATAAACCTTGTGCAAAAGGTCATATTCAATTGTATTCAGTTGTTCAATCACACTGATGACATCTTGTTTTGTATCTATCAATTTATCAATCTGTTCATCAATTTCCCTTTCAATATCAACATACCTGCTGACCGCATCAGCCATTTTCTGCTGACTGCCTGAAGATTGAACCCTTTCACCACCGATTGATGCAGTTGTTCCAGTTGCAATTGCTTTCCACTGCTGTTTTTCTGCAAGTTTGTTTTCAATCATACGGTCCAATTTTTCCAATTGCTTTAGAAATTTTTTTGCTTCCATTTGCATTCCCTTCTTTCAGATAGTGTGTTGTCAGATGTCACCTGCTTTTCTGTGAAGTGATTTTTCACAGTCAAAGCCTTCAGGAAACCTTGCCTTCAGCTTGTCAATATTCATCTGCATCACATCTTCAAGATTCCATCCGTGTGAAGTGCAGTATTCCGCAACAAACCACAACAGATCACCAAGTTCTTTCTTGGCATGAACTTCATCAAAATCATGCCCCTGATATTTCTTTTGATAAAGTGAATGCAATTCACCGATTTCACCAACCATTCCATGAAGTGCGTGTTGCTCCTGTCCGTTTTCGGTCAAATTCATGTTGATTGTTCTTCCTGCTAATTTCTGATATTCATTTCCTGTCATTTTTCTTTTCTCCTTTTCTATAAACCTAATTTTTCTTTTACATCAAAGAACGTGTCTTTGACATTCTGCCTGCGCCTGCTTGCTCCTGACACTTCCACAGGAAAACAACGTTCAAGGATTCTGTCATATATTCTTGAATAGCCAATGTCCTGCGGTTTCTTGATTTCATCCGTTGTCAGGTTCGTTGTGATGATGAATGGAAGCCCTGACCTGTATCTGCTATCAATGATATTAAAAACCATTTCCTGCATAAATTCAGACTTCCTTTCAGCCCCCAAATCATCAATAATCAGAAGACTGTATCTGTTCAAGCTGTCAATGAACTCCTGCTTGCCTTCAAACATTCCCTGAATCTGATTTGTCAGCCTTGCAAAGTTGGTCATCAATACTGTGTACCCTTCATCAATCAAGGCATTTGCAATGCAGGCTGAAAAGTACGTCTTTCCAGTTCCAACAGTGCCATGAAGAAGAAGTCCTTTTCCATCATTCTTGAATTCAGTGAAGTTTTTCACATAGTTTTGCATGGCATCAGACAGTTTTTCATTCCTTCTGTCATCATTCGCAAAGTTCCAATCCTTCATGTTGGTTTCCGCAAAACAGATTCTTCTTTTCCGTTCCTGTTCTTCACGCTGTTCACGTTCCTTGTGCGCATTTAATTCTTTTTGTATGCAACCGCAAATGCATCTGACTTTCTTCTTGTTTCCAAAGACTTCAACTTCTGTCTGCACCTTCATGTGGCATACAGAACAATGCAAAAGACCATCTTCACCCATGTATTCATTTTCAGTCCTTGGAACAGTTGCGCTGATTTTATTGGTCATTTCATCAACAAATGCTTCCATGCTTATTTTTATTCCTTTCTGCTTTTATTAGAATAGACCTTCAAGCGGATCATCCACATTGTCAGGCATTCCATTATTCACTGGCTGTTGCTTTTTAGTGACCTTTCCGTTCAGATATGCTTCAAATTTAGTGCCAAACAATGTTTCAGGGCGCAAATACTTTTCCCATTCAGTTCCTATCCATTCAGCGCATTTCTTATCAATAACCGTTTTGAAATCTTCCACTTCAAATCCTTCAGCAAGTCTTGCATGAATGCAGGTCTGTGTTTTATTTGATGATGCCTTGTATTTTGTGCCTGCTTTTTGATTCAGATAATCGACAATATAAATATATTTATCTTTATTTTCTTCTTTATCTCCTTCTTTATCTCTTTCTTTATCTGCTTGGCTAACATTAGTTTTACTGTTAGTTTTACAGGAAGTTTTACCTGTCAAAAGCTTTTGTTTTTCCCTGTATTCCTTCATATAATTTCGCATATATTCCTTTTTACTTTCCAACTGGTCAAGGCTTTGATGCTTCCCCCAATTAGGAATGGTAATAACACCGTCAATAATTTCAATCATTCCAAACTGTTGAAAGGTCTGTAGTGCCATTGTCACAGTGGCTTCCTTCATCCTGAAGATTGTTGCAAGCATCTTGTCCGTATATGCCACCCTGCCCATCATGAAAACGCCACTGTTGTTTTGCTTACCTGCAAGGCACAATAATTTGAACCATACTGTTATGACTGCATATGCATCAGGCAAGCTTTCAATCAGCAATATTTTTTCATCATCAAAGATGTCTGTTGTTATCTTGATCCACTTAACATCTGCCAACTACTGCACCGCCCTTCTTCTTTTTAATTCTTCTTTTAGCTGTTTTGTTGAATATTTGGCAAGCGGATTTATTAAAATCAACATTTCTTCTCTTTTCCGTTCCTCTGCTTCTCTTTTATATAATTCCTTCAAAGCATCTTTGTTCATTATCATCACTTCCTTCCAAATACTCCGCATAACTTCTGACTAATGCGTGTTTCAATGCTTCCTCAGTGCTGACTTCGTATTGTCTTGTGTGCCTGTCAACGTATCTGCGGAAATCACTGTTGGTTTCATATAATTGTTCCAAAACAGTTTTATTTCCAAGCCCATCTGTCATTTTCGTTCACCTCTTTTCCAACCTTGAAGCCTTCTTTGTAACCTTGTTCATATGCTTCAGATTCCGCAACCCCCACAGCAATACAGGACACACACATTCCGCAACAAAAACCTAAAATGAATATAAATATCAACATCACACATTCCCCCTTGCATAATCTCTGAAGGCTTTTTCATTCAGATTCCGTTGCCCTATGACTGCCCCATCACCTGATAATTCAGGATATGTGGCTTGAAGCTTCTGTCTGGTCCTTCTGACGGATTCAAATTGTGGAAATCCAAATTCCTTCAGGTGCAGGAAGAATCGTGGCATGGACATTTTATCAATATCAATACCGTTTTCTTTTCCTATATGTCCGCAAACATAGTAATATAAAATATTGTCACTGTTCCTTGCTTCTGGGCATCTTTCTAAAATGCTTTTTACCAGTTCAGTTGTTGTTGTCAGTTCTTTTTGTTTGCTCATTTTTACACCTGCTTTCTAATTGAATGGAAGTTCTTCATCAATTCCGTCAGGAACGTTCATGAAACCGTCATTGTTGTCAATAGGTGCGTTTTGTTCCTGTTGACCTGCACCTTTACTTTCGCAGAATTCAAATGAATCCACCAATATTTGTGTACCATATACTTTCTGACCGTCTTTATTGGTATAGTTATTATTTCTCACTTCGCCTTCAATCAGAAGCTTTGTTCCCTTGCCAACATTGCACCTTTCAAGCGTTTCAGCCAGTTTTCCAAATGCCACGCAGGAAAAGAAGTCTGCATCTGCTTCACCTTCTCTTTTGAATCTTCGATTGACCGCAAAATCAAATCTTGCAACTGCCTTTCCGTCATTGCTGTATCTGATTTCTGGATTCCTCACCAGTCTTCCCATTGCCATCCATTTTTGCATTTTATTATCCACCTTTCTTCATTATCTGAATGTTCCGTCTTTTAAAATTTCAACTTTTCAAGTTTCATGCGCTTTTCTTCATCCGTTGTTTTGGCATAGATTCTTGTTGTTTCAAGTGAATTGTGACCAAGAATGTCAGCCAGTTCCGCAATGCTTCCGTTGTATTCTTTAAGAAACATCTTTGCAAATAAGTGTCTGAATGAATGTGCATGGACCTTGTTTTTTCTGACCTTTGCAACGCCTGCAATCTTCTTCATCCTTCTCCAAATCGTTGACTTTGCCATCATTTTGCCTTTTGTCTTGCAGAAGAAAATCACACCTTCTTTGATGTTGTTGTTCCTGCAATACTGCCTGATTTCTCTTGCAAGGTCTTGCCTGATAATGATTGAACGCTCCTTGCCTTTGTTCCTCACTTTGATGTAATTGGTTTTTACATTTTCAACAGTGAAGAAGGACAGTTCTTCAATTCGGATGCCAGTCATGGCAAGAATCTTCATGATCAGATATGTGTCTTCCTGATGCATCCTTTTGGCAAAGCGCAAAAGGCGTTTATAATCTGCCAGTGATAATATTTCACTGTTGGATGTCACATTCTGCTTTTTCAATTGCTTCACCTTGCAATCACCAACACCGCACCAGTACAAAAATTTGTTGACCGAAACAATATAGTTGTTTATGGTGTTTGTGCTGAAGTGTAGGTTTTCAAGAAGATGGCGTTTGAACTCTATCACAGTGGCTTTGTCAATCTCTTTGCCTTCTGGAAGCCATTCAATGAACACTTCATTGTTGCGTTGGTACTTTTTCAGCGTGTTCACGCTCTTTTCATCTTCCAACTGTTCCAGAATGAATTCCTGCAATTTCTCTTTTAAATCGTCTTTGTTCATGTGCTTCACCTGCCCAAATAATTTTCTAACTCCTGATTTGCTTCAGCTTTGTTAAAAAATACAGTTTTTCCAAACTGGAAACCAAAGCATGATCCTGCAGTTTCAAACCAAATCCGAATTGAATGATTGCCGTCACCCCAGATTTCAGCTTCTATTTTTAGAACCTTTCGTGTCAAGATGACTTTATTCGCCATATCTACTTGGTAAACAATATCACCAATTTTGCATGGTAACTTCAAATATAGTTCTGCTTTTACTGCCATGTTCTAAACCTCACTTTTCTTCTGTTTCCGCATTTCCTTCAAGTGTGCCACAGCCTGTTTTGTTGCTTCTTTTCTTGTAAGAAATACGGTTTTTCCCAGACGTTTAGCAACATACACATAGTGCCCCCAAGTGGTTGCATATCTTTCATAGATATTTGGTGTTTTCGTTGATAGGTTTAATTCCCAGAATACAAAAGGCAAGTAGATTGGTATGCCTTGTGCTTCCATATCCTTATATGCTTTTAATTCTTTTAGCAACTTCACCGCTTCTTCTTGTGCCAAATCATATTCCGTAACAAATTCAAATCCTGTCAAACTGACATTGACATTTTTCCTGATTCGGTTTTGTTCCGTAAGTAAATCAATGATTTCATCAATTGATAATCGTGCCATTTTTGCCCCTTTCCGTGTGCAACGAATGCATAATATTATATTGCATCTACTCAACTACCACTGAAGCCTTGATTTCACTGGCTTTATCGGTGTTTTTTATGTTTAAATACTTTTTGCAAAAATCAGGGTGTTTTTTCTCCGTTTTTTCAGGCTGTGGAAATATATCTTCGCACCTGATAATGTCTTTTGCACTTGTATAAAATGGTTTGATTCCATCTGTATTTGAAGCAACCAATTTCACAAGTTTTTGTCCAGAAGGAAGTTCCCCTTGCAGGACCGCTTTTACATATACAATTTCATTCACTGCCTGTTCTTCCTTTCTACCTAATTTAGAAAATCAAAAATTGTCATCTGTGCATCATCCATTTTGAAAATGGAATCTATTTCATCGAACCTTAATTGCCTGTTGAAAAGTTCAGAAGCTTTGTTTGGAATGGTTTGAAGTTCAAGCATCTTTTGCCAAATTTCTTTGTGGTGATCGTACAAATGGCGCAACTCTTTTTCCTTTGCATTTGGACAGAAAAAGCAACCATTGCGTTCCGCAAATTCATATATTGGTGAAAGAAGCCCATGCCTTTTGCAAAGTTTTTTTTGCATCCTCTTCTGTAAAACCATATTTGTCTAAAAGTGATATTTTCTTTCCGTCAAGTCTTACAAGGCGTTCTTGTTCATCTTTTGCTATTCCGATATATTGAACTGTTCCTTCAGGAAGGCTTTTGATGTATTTCCTGATTGGTGGAAGTTTGCAATCTCTACAAATTGAACATATTCCGCAAATAGGAAAACCACGAAGCATTCCTTTTCTATCACCTTTTGTGATGACAAAATTGAAGTGATCCAAGTATGTCCAATCAGAACGCAGAACTTTTGTTTTGATTCCATTTCTTTCAAGGATTGGTATTGCTTTGTTATAGATAAAATCCTGATGTTCTGGAATTTCACCACTAATTTCTGTATCAAACATCACTTCACAATATGCAACTTCATCCAATGGTTCATTGTGTTCAATGGCAAGAAGAACTGATGCAAGACTGTCTTTGCCAAAACTGCATGATGCTATATGTTTCATACCTTCACCCCATCAAAAAAGCTGTACATTGCTTATACTGGTCCATGCACTCTTCACAGATTGGTTCACCATTGATGACAAAGCAAAAGTTATCTTGAATTGGCTTTTCGCATTCACTGCACACTGGCAACATTTCCACTGCATCTTCCAATTCTTCTGAATCTCCAAAGTAATCAACAAGCGGTTCACCTGTGTAGCACATTTGTAATTGCACCACCTTCCACTACAAAATCAAAACCTTGTTCATGAAGTTTGCACAGTTCGGACAAAGTTAATTGACCACCTGATTCATGAATTTTATTCAATACTTCGCTAATGGCTCTTTCTTTAAAAATTGACTTCATTGTCACCATTTTCATCACCTTTCTTCAAAAATACTTCTGCATACTGCACGCCAAATTCCAAAGCATCTTCATGATTTGACATATACACATCAATTCTGTTTCCTTTGATTGCTCCACCGCAGTCTTGCGCTTTGTATGTGCAACCATTCACAAGGATTTCCGTACCATACGGAATCACAGCCTTGTCAACTGCAATGCTTGTCCCTTCTGCAAGCACTTCACCGCTTGCACCATACACAATTGGATTGCCTGCTTCGTCAACTGGTCTGTCCAATGCCCATTCACCACAGCACTTTTCACAAGCGCAGTATGCTGTCAATTTGAATTCACCCAGACTGACAAGTGCAGGTTCATCTTCTGTCGGTTTGTCTTCTGGCAATTCTTCCTGAATCACTTCTTCCTGTAATTCAATCACCTTGACTTCTGCAACTGGCTTCAAATCATCCTTGTGTACTTCAGTATAGATTCCTTGCTGATTGGCAACATATACTGCCAACACTGTGCCTATAACTGCACCAATGGCAAAGCTTAAAACATTATTTTGCTTTTGCATGACATTCCTTTCTTTCAGGTTCTCTTCTTGCTATTGCAACAACCTGTTCCACAATCTCCTTTGGCACATACACATTTTTCAATTCTGTTGTTGTGCCATCTCTAAAAATATGTATGACTGCCATAATGACCTGCCTTCCTGTCGCATTGTATGCGACTTTTAAACCAAAAAAATTTCATGTGCTTCCTGATTTGTCATATCAAGTGCAACTTTGATTTTCAAAGCCATTCCGATTGTGATTTTTTCAGGATTTTTGATTGCTCTGTAAAGTGTTGACTTATCGCAACCAATTTCAACAGCCAAGCTTTCAATGTTCATTCCTTTTTCAACAATTTTTCCTCTTAGCTTATTGATGTTCATTTGTTATACACCACCTTTCCTTCATTTGTCGCATATCGTGCGACACTTGTATACTAGCACCGTAAAAATATTATGTCAATATAATTTTTGCATTTTATGCGATTTTTTTCTGTTTTGTGATGCGTTGTTGTTGCATATTTGCGAATGTAGTCGTATAATGTTGCTTAGAAAAGGTGGTGAAAATAATGGTAATTGGTCAAAGGATAAGTGCAAGAAGAAAAGAACTGAAGATGAGTGCTGACGAATTAGCCAAAAGACTTGGGAAGAATCGTTCTACTATTTACAGATATGAAAAGGGTGATATTGAAAATTTGCCTTTGGATATATTAGAACCTATTGCAGAAGCATTGGAAACAACGCCTGCATACTTGATGGGATGGCAAAAACAAATAGAGGAAAAGCCTGATGAAATGGTTGTGGAATCAGCCAATAAATTAGCTGATTTGTTCATGCGGATTGAATTCAAAGAAGATGAAGATTTGGGTTTTATGACCATGATCGAGGAATACAGCCAACTGCCTGAACCTAAAAAGGCGCAGGTCAGGGAATATGTACACTTACTTGCAGGGAAAGATTAACTTTTCCCTAATATTCTTTTTAGAAATGTAAGAATAAACAAAATTTGTTTGTCACTCAATGTGTCAATCAGTTCTAATAATTGGACTTTGTTATCTTTCATGGGTGCGCTCCTTTCACAATGGGAACAGTTGTTCTTGTTTCTGATAATAGCTGATTGATTTGTGAAAAATATGCTTGTCATGTGAATATTATATGAATTTTTTCTGGCAACTTAAACAGTGACACATCCAAAACTTTGGACAAGGAAAACTGCAAATCGACAAAAAACAGACGTTTTCAATCAGGAAATGCATACTAATAAATAAAAGGGATTTGATGAAATGAGCAAAAAAGAACTTATGCAAATGGTGAACGATAATTTTCAAAAGCGTGTCTTCATATATGTCCGTGTATCAACAGCGCATCAGGCTGAAGAAGGTTATTCCATACCACAACAAATTGAACGCTTGCAGAAATATTGTGAAGCAATGGGATGGATGGTTGTCAAAATATACACTGATGATGGATATTCAGGTGGTAGTCTGGACAGACCTGCCATGAATCAGATGATAAAAGATATAAAAGCAGGACACACAGACATTGTTCTGGTGGACAAACTGGACCGTCTTTCACGTTCTCAATTTGATACACTGTACATGATCCAAAATGTATTTGATGCAAATGGTGTTGCTTTCGTTTCAAGAAATGAAGCATTTGACACTTCAACGCCATTTGGAAAAGCAATGGTTGGTATTCTTGCAGTGTTCGCAGAACTGGAAAGAAGCAGAATCAAGGAAAGAATGATGGATGGTCAAGAAGGGCGTGCCAAAGAAGGGAAATTTCGTGGTGGTGGTTTCGTGCCAATTGGATATGACTATGACCTGAATGACGGAATCTTGAAAATCAATGAATATGAAGCAATGCAGGTTCGTGAAGTCTTTGATATGTTCATCAATCGTGTTCCAGTATTCAGAATCATGACAATAATGAATGACAAAGGCTACAGAACCAAATATGGTGAATGGAAGGAAATGACCATTCGTGGCATGGTTTCAAGAAGGATTTATATAGGTGAAATTGTCCACAAAGGCAATGTGTACCAAGGACAGCATGAACCAATCATTTCACTTGACATATTTGAAAAGGCGCAAAAGGTGGTTGCAGAACGGTCTATTGAAAATGAAAATAGAAAAATAGGCAAGGTGTACAAATCACCTCTTGGTGGCATGATTTACTGTGGACATTGTGGTTCACGCTATCACTTCAGAAGCGGTGGAAACAACAAAGATGGCACACGCAGAAACTACTATATTTGCTACAGCAGAAGCAAAGGTGACAAGAAGTATATCAAAGATCCAAATTGTAAAAATAAGAACTACCGTGACAATATTCTTGATGAAATCATCTTCGGTGAAATCAGGAAGTTGAAGTCAGAACACCTTTACATTTCAGAAATTCAGGGCAGTGTTGACAACACGCACAGAATTGGCATGATAGAAGAACGCTTGAAGCAGGTTGAAAGCCAAATATCAAGATTCATGGATTTGTATGCAGTTGGTGGTATTGACTTGGATTCCATAGGACAGAAAATCAAACCACTGAATGAAGAAAAGAAAGCACTGGAAAGCGAACTTGCAGAACTGGAAGTGCCTGAAGATAGAATTTCAGAAGATGAAATCATTTCTTTGGTAGATGCATTTGAAAGTGTTGTTGCTGAAGGTGACTGTCAGAAGATACACGCTGTTGTTTCAACACTTATTGAAAAGGTTGTGATTGACGGTGAGGACATCAGGATTCAATGGAATTTCTGATGTCCATTGTTGCAAGTGTTTTTATTTCGCTTTGTTCAAATATAATTACTTGCAACGTGATGATTCATTGATTTAACAGCATTCTACAACAATTTGAAGGGATTGGGAACATTGAAAATCAGAATAGAGAACGGAACAACCATAATTTCCACAGGTGATGCAACAGGTGGAAAGAAAAACAAGAATGGATATACTGGCATTCATTTTGACAACAGAAGTCAGAAATATCGTGCTGAAATTAACTACAAAAGAAAAAAATATCACTTGGGATATTCCCTGAATGTTAATGAACTAATTGACATCAGGAAAGAAGCTGAATTTCATGTGAAAAATGATGAATTTGAAGACTGGTACAGATTGCGGAAAGGAAGATGGAATGAAAAGAGAAATTGAAAAAGGAATCACCATAATTCACACCACTGAAGATCACATTGGTGTGCGGAACAAATTAGGATGTGCAGGCGTTTCACGATACAACAACACTGACAAATGGCGCACTGAAATATCCATAGGGCAGAAAAAATATCTTGTAGGCATATTTGACGAATTGAAGGATGCAATCAAAGCAAGGAAACTTGCTGAAGTCCAAAAAGATGCAGGCGTTTTGGAATCATGGCTTGCTTCAAGACCACATGGAAACCATTTGCATTGCAAAGAATTTTGGGAAAGAGAATTTGAAGGGATGGATCATAAATGAAAACCGCTGAAGAAATTATTGAATACCTTGAAAATGAACAAGCATATTGCCACGAAATGCACAAGGAAATGCAGGGCAAGGACAGCATGAAAGCACTGGAATACATCATCAGGGCAGTCACAATTGAAGGCTTGCTTGCTGAAATCAAAGAATAATATTAACACAGAAGGGCAAGCACGCACCTGCCCTTCTGTTTATGCTATATTTATAGAAAAGCGCAAAGGTGATTTGAACATGGAAGAATACAAAGAAGGAATCAAAAGACTATACATCATTTTGGGTAAACAAGCAGAAGCGGAAAATCAGAAAAACATTGAAGAACTTTATCGTGAAAGGAAAATCACATACGCACAGAAAGACCATCTGACAAAATTCAATAGGATGTTGGCAAAATAAAAGGGAACTTGGCTGAATGCCTTGTTCCTTTTTCTGCGCTTTTGTGTCCACTGGTCATATTGCACAATAAAATATTTTATCCTTGTGCATTCTGCCAATTTCCAAATATGCCCAATGGGTATATAATAGAATCATAAGGAACAGGAAATAAATACCAGAAAGGCAAGGTAAGGACATGGAAAACAATACAATCACAATTACCATCACAAAAGAACAAAAGGAACTATTGGAAAGAATCTTGAAGGGTGCTAGTTTTGTAGAAAAGTTTCAACCTAAAGAAGGAGATATTACTGAAGCTTACAACTTATTTGAAATGATTAGAACAGCACAATAAACCATCAAAGAAAAGGAGATAAAAAATGTATAAAGTTTATGTAGTGGAATTTGAGCAAAAAAGATTGGTAGCAACTTTTGAGGATATGGAAGATGCTAAAGAGTATGTGGCATTTATAAGTGAGAAGTACAAAGAAGAAACTCATAAAAGATGGATCATCAAATAACTGTTAAACGTGTATTTTATGGAGGTATTGGCAATGAAAGAAAATATCACAACTAAACGTATCAATATAAGATTGACAGATAAAGAAGTTGAATTGTTAGAGTGGTTTACAGGAAATGAGAATATTACATTGCAAGAGAAAATGCAACAAATATTTTACAACCAGTTGCAAGAATTAAAAGACCTTTATTTAGAAGAAATGGAACTAGATAAACGTCAATAAAACTACTGTTTTGAACGGATGGAGAATTGATACTATGAAAATGACAATAGCAGAAGCATTGGCAATTCCTAAAGGAATGAAGTTTGAAGAGTACGGAAAACTCATAGAGGAAAAGAAGAAACTTCATACAACTATAAGGAATTTAAGCAACAAGATACAAGATGAAGAATATAGTCTGGAAGTGTTATCTGATGAAGTCGGAAGTGAACGCTATAACAAACACTTGCAGAGCAAACAAAAAGCAGAAGCCAAAAGAGAAAAGGCACAAGCAAAACTCAATGTAATTATGGAAAGAATATGGAAATAAAACACTGTTTCAAGAAAGGAAAATGAATAATGGAATTTAAAGAAATCAGGCAGGCATCAGGAATGAACCTGAAACAGTTCAGTGAATATTTTGAAATACCTTACAGAACCCTTCAGCATTGGGAACATGGCACAAGGCAGTGTCCAGAATACCTGCTGAAGCTGATGCAATACAAACTAAAAAAAGAAGGGATTGTGGAATGAACCACAACCCCTTTTTCCTTTGCGGATTTGCCCCAGATTTCAATTTTAAAGCTATTCCCCTATATTTTATCATCTATGCGCCCAAATTCGAAATTTGGCACGATTCTGAAAGCCTGTCACTATACTAAATCGTTTACAAGCTTCTGAATCTCGCTGTAATTATAGCCTGCTTTTTCAAGGTTCTTTTTTCTCTGCACACCATTGCCCCACTTGCCTGCAATGACTTCCTTTGCAACTTCTTCCGCTGTCTTTTTGACAACACTTGTCACGCCCTGACCACCATTTGTTGTGATGTAGGTGTCAAAGCCTGCATTTTTCACCTTAGCAAGCATTTTTTCAGCGTTTTCCTTCTTGCTGTATGCTCCAACCTGCACCTTGTACAGACCATCAGCAAAAACAAGATAGGTGTCAAAGCCTGCATTTTTCACCTTATCAAGCATTTTTTCAGCATTTGCCTGCTTGGAAAATGCGCCAACCTGCACACGGTAAAGTTCTGTTAATGTGCTTTCGGTGGAAGCTTCAACATTTACACCCAAATACTTTGCAATGCATTCCGCTTCAGCCTTTGCCAGTCTTTCCAAATTGTTATCATTTAACAACCAGTTGACTGTCTTGGTGTTGGTGTGGAAGGAATGTTCCAAAATCAATGCAGGAACATTCACAGTTCTTGCACCATGAAGAACACCATAATAATTATCATTCATGATACCATCACCATTTCTGTCATTGATTGAATTGCGTGTCAGTACCTTGAATCCCTGCTTTGTTCCCATCACTTCAGCAATCACAGGTGCAATCATTTTTGCAAGCTTTTCACTCTCTTCATCCGCTGTTGTTGTTGTGTCATCCGTCAAATGGTACACAGCCACATAATCAACAGCTTCATTCATAGCACTTCCCACTGCATTAGTATGGTCTGAAATGAAAAGATCACAACCTTTTGCTTTGTTTCCTCTTGCGTGCAATGCCAAATCAGTGTTTGCATCACTTCTGGTTGTCACCACTTCAATTCCCATTGCTTCAAGGTATTTTTTTTGTAATAAGTGAAGCTTCCACATCACTACACTTTCAAAGTATTCTGGAATACTAGGGCATCTGTTGTATTTTTTAAAGTGTCCTGAATCAATACATACTTTAGACATAAATATTTCTCCTTTTCTAATGTTGCTCAATGTGTAATTCCTCAATTTCATCTTTCATGCGGTCAACCATTCCATTGCCACCAAGCAATTTGTATGCTTCATGCATCATCAACCAGTTTTGAAGCCCATGTGAACTGATTGAACCACGCTGAATATATTTTCCGTGGTATTCAATCAATTTCACACGAAGAAGGCACACAACGCCCATTTCTACCGCTTTGTCACGCTGTGTCATATTCTTGTCTTTTTCACGCTTCAGTTCCCTGTTTTCACGGATCACCGTCTGCAAAATAAAAGCCAACATTGCAGATGCAAGGCTGACCAAAATTGTAATTAAATATTCCATTTCAACCCCTACTCTTCTTTTGTATTTTCAATGAATTTTTTGAACGCCTGATGCATTCCTGTTGAAGCAAGCCCCATCAATGCGCCATATACAACAGCATCAACAGAAAAACCGCTGACAACTGCATTCAGGACCGCACCGAAAACAGCAAGAATCAATGGAATGTCATTGTTCGGAATGAACTTGAAAATGCTACCGTTTTTGATGATGTAGCCAATTATCAAGCAGGCAACCACAACCACCAAAACAAAATTTTCAGTTAGAATTGTAAAATCCATCTTCTCGATCTCCTTTCTTGAATAAAAACAATAATTAGTTACATATAAAAAGCACCCTATGAAGGATGCTTTTATTTCCACTTGCCTATTGCTCGTATTTCCACAATAATATCCGCACTTGAAACATTTGAAAGACCAACAACCACAAATGATGCTTTGTCTTGGTATTGTCCAAATACACGCACAAAATTCATATAGTTTGAACTACCACCATCAACAATGACAGTAGGGTAATTGACAAATGTAAAAGGAAATGAAACAAGTATTGATGAACTATAATAAAAGCCACTGTAATTATTTGCTGAAGCATTTATTCCATTTGCATAGTGTTTCTTCCAACATTCAGCAGTGCCACTGTTCCACTTGCGATAGAACCACCCATCCTTTTCACCTGTTTCAATAATGAAATCAGCAAACTTTGCACCATTGAATGTGTAACCATTCTTGGACAGAAATCCAACTGCGTTTCCATATACATTTGTGACACCTTCATTTGCAACATAGCCACCATATCCCAAATTTAATGCATTGGATTGATTCATGTGTAATGCATTTCGTTTTGTTCCACTTGCATTTTCCATGTACACTGCCATTGTATTTTTGAATGTTGCAGGTTTGTGGAACATTGTTTCAAATGCAATTTCAAGTGTATCTTCCAGTTCGGCAACCTTGCCAAAAGCAAAGCCTAACCCCTTCTTTAACAATGAAAAAAGTGACTTTTGAGAAGGACCTACACCACTCTTTTTCACTTGTATAAAATTATCTGCAACCTGAAGAATTACATCATAACTGAAAGATGGATCAGCAGGGAATGTGAATGTTCCACTATCAACACTGAAAGCATCTTTATAGGCTTCAATGTCTTCATACACATAATTTGATTCACTTTCCGTTGTCTTCTTGTAAGATGCGCCATAACCCATGCCATTCTTTCCGTCAAGCGTTGTTCCTTGTGCATCAAAAACAATAGTCAAATATGCGCCTGAAGAATCACTGACACCATTTGCATCAGTTCTTTTCAATGTCATTGATGTAATCTTTGGGCTTTCATACGCAAGCACAGTGACAGTCTTGCTTGCCGTTGCTGTCCGCCCTCTGGAATCCGTCACAGTCACGGAAATGGTCAATGTGCCACTGGATGCAATGACATCCGTTTCAACGCTTGCTGAAGAATATGTCCTGCCATCCGCTTCAACTTTATAGGATGCAATGTTTGAACCATAACTTCCTGAAGCTGTCACGGCAATTTGGAACTTTGATTTTCCCTGCACATATGCACCATATGCGGACAGATACCCAAGCGGATCAGAAACAGCAAAAGAAACTGTTGGCTTTATGCTTGCAGGAATACTGCACCATATTGCATAAGAGTTTGTACCAATGGATGTGTTTCCATTGAAGGTTTCAATTGTGAAGGCAACATATACAGAAGTTCCATATGGTGCGCCCGTTGCCAGTGTCAAGGGTGGTGTCCATGAAATGCTTGTTGCAGATGACTTTGTTGCAATCGTTCCGCTGTATTCACCACTGACATATGTGATTGTGTGCGTGAAAGAAGTTGCTTTTTTTGTGACTGTCAAGGTCTGCGCTGTTCCAAGTGTTCCATCACTGACTGTCAGCGTTGATTTCCTTGGAATGGTTGTCAGTGTTCCGCTTCCTGAACCTGCCTTTGTGCCAACGGATGAACCGCTGAAAGTGATTCCAAAATACTGGCTGAATGAATAACTGAAGGATTTTGTTCCATCAGAATTGTGTGCAATGGTTGTTGAACCGCTTGCAAGTATTTTGGTGGCATTGTTGCCAATTCCAACTGTATTTGTGCCACTATATGTTGTTCCATTTACTGTGACGGACCAGTTCTTTGAAGCAGTGGAACTAATCGCACCATATGCGCCTGAAATCAGTTCCAATTTCCAAGTGACTGTTGAAGTATTGTCAGCAATTGACTGATTTGCAAGTGACCAACTAAATTTCAAAGTATCATAAGAAGTCACCGCAACACTTGCGCTTCCGCTAGTTGCCATTATGATTCACCCCCTGCATATGCACAATTGACATTTCCGTTTGCATCCTCTTCAATGACATATCCAAACAGATTCAACTTTTTGGTGATATTCAATTCAGGAATCAATGCCTGTCCTTGTGCATCAAATCTTTGGACAGTAACACCATTCACCAGAATACTGATTTCATCATTGTCAATGACAACCCTGTTTGGATTGTCCACCTGTCCGATTGTTAAACCATCAACATCAAAAGTGAAATACTTCACCACCTGATTCAACTGCTCCTGCAAAGTACCATTGACTTCTTCAATGTGCTTCATGGTTTCCGTGAATTGCAACGTCATCTGTTCTGCAAGCAATTGCAACTGTGAAGATACTGTTTCCTGATATGCTTCAAAATCTCCTGTTTCCGTGTATGACTGCAAAGCATTGAAAAGTATCTGTTCAAAATCATTGGTCATTGTTGTGTTCTGCTCGATCACGATTTCTTTCAACTCACTTGCGCTTGCTTCTACTTCACTTGAAACAAGCGCCTTCAAATCACTTTGCGAATTTTGGATTGTTGTGACTGCACTGGCAAGTGCTTCATCACGTTCCAGTTGAAGGTCAGACAATGTTTTGAAATTGTCACCGACTTCAAAGGTGGATGCCTTTTCATCCACAACATTCACTGTCTTTTTGATGATTCTTGCAACATCATTGATTCCCAGAAGTTCATTTTTTATGGGATGATAATTGCAAACATCAAAGTCATTGATGTCAAGACCAAGCAAAGACAGGTCAAGCGCACTGATGGAATACTTGATTTGCACCCTGTTATTCTCTGCAATCCAAGCCTTCCCCTTTGCCAGAAGATTGCTTGCAACTGTCACATCATCAAACAACACTGTGGCATATCTGATGCCATACGCCTGAAGTGCTTCTTCACTTTCAATGTATTCAACACCATTATTCACGCTTGTAATGTCCAGACGTTCTTCTGTTGCTTTTCCTTCTGAATCTGTCAGTTTCGCACCAAGCGGAATCACTCTGGAAACATAGTCAATTGGATTGTCTTCTCTGGTGATCGCCTTCATATTTTTTGATAGTGCAATTTCAGTGGAAAGCGTTGCGCCCCTTTTCTCCACATAGTCCAGATAATTCACGCCATCAACCACACGGAAAGTGATTTCACCACCAAGTTTGTCAATCAGTTTGGTTTTGATTGTCTTCCATGAATCTTCACGCTGTATTCCAACATACAAATTATTGTTTGAATCAGTCACAGTGACTTCACCAATAGTGAATTGCTTGTACTCTTCCACCTGCGAATTATGAACGCTCAAAATATATTCAAGAAACCCTTCAACAGTCCAGTTCTGTGTTGCCACATATTTCTGTTGACTGTCACACAAAAATCCCAGATAGCTTTCACAAACAGCTTCTTTTGAAATCAAGCCTGATTCATCCATTGAACTACTGGAATAAATGACACGCCCTTGAAATTCATATCTGTTTTTGTTCGTGTTGTATACTGAAACAAGTGTCAGGAAATCATGGATTGCATTGAAACCAACAGTGAACGGATTCATGGAAAAAGAAAAAGAATCAATTGTATTGATTCCCTTCACCACACTGCCACTGTTCAATTTTTCCTTAACACCATGAATTTCTGTTTCAATAGCATCGTTTTTCAATTTAACAATATACATCAGAACACCTCTTCAAAAAATTCAACCCTTAAAGTGCCACTTGTGGACACTGGCTGAATTGTCAACACGTTTGTTCCAGATTCAAGCTTGAAGGAATTGTTTGATGTTTCGCCAGAACCGATTGAAAAAGTTGTTCCATCATAACTGAAACTGACAGGAACAGTTGCAATCAATGTTGGCGTGATTCTGTGACTTGAACCATTTTCAATTCGCACTTCTGTTTCATCCGCTGTTGGAATCGTGAATTCAAATGCCCTTTTTGTGTTTGCAATCATAAAAGGATATGCACTGAATGTCACTGTGATTGTGGTTTTTTCAATCTCACTGTCATCAAAGTTAATACCATCAAAAGTTGCAATGAAGTGATAGTCTTCAATGAACGGATCATGCAGTTCTTCTTCAAATACATTCATCACCCATGTCTTGAAAGCAATCTTCTTTTCTTCCAACTCTTCAGGTGTCATTGCATCAATTTCAAGGATGTATTTCAACTCCCTTTCTTCCCAATACAATTCACCATCTATTTTTGAAAAATCATATGTGGTATTTGAAAAAGGAACTGTGTCCTTGATGCTTTTCTTCTTCGGTGAACCTATCACCCTTTCTTTCACATTGGCTTCAAAATCATCATATGAATATTTGTTGCTAATCTGTAATTGGTCAAACATTTTGACACCCCCCTTTCTGATATTAGACAAAATGGATAAATAGCAATTTATACGTATATAACATCATAAGTAATCGTCATCGTTACGTTATCAGCCCATTCTCCTTCCGCTTTTTTCGCCCCAACACGAAAAGCGGTATCAGTAACCCCAAACAAGTCTATGTGCCATACCGCATTAGTATCATACCCATAAACGACAAATACTGCATTTGCTCCATAGTTGTGAGATATGCTTGCAAATCCCTTGTTAGTCCCCGTTCCCGTTGTTATTGTAGCGGTTTTACCTCTTGCCACTTTCGGTAAACCAGTATGTTCTGCTTTACGTGACCAACCTGTCCAAGTGCCACCACTACATACATTTACATATACCCTCGTATTATCATGAGGAGAGTATGTAAGTTTTTGGTATGTACTTCCTTGACATACAATTTCTAAATATCCACTATTGGCTACATCACTTGGTGTATTTGTGGCATTCATAACATAAAATTCGCCGTTTTCGTTGATTTTTAAAACATCTGGACTAGATAAGACTTTTGCTTTTTTTAACGCTTCTAAATTACTATTTATCGCACTAATTGCACCAGTTGCAGTTCCGTCACCGATTTCAGAAATGTCCGTGTTTCCAATCAGTGCTTTCAATGCCACTTCTTCACTTGCATAGGGCAAGTTGTTCCATTCTGTTGTTCCATCTCCGATTTTGATATTTACAGTGCCAGTTCCCACACCATCATCAGGCACTTCAATTGCAATTTCACCTTCTGCCAAAACTGTGTTGGCTGTTTCCCATTGTGTTTTTGTTCCTCTTCGTGGTCTTATTTTTGCAAACATATCTTTTTCTCCTTAACTGTTATTGATCGGATAGCCACCATTGAAATCGTTGTCATACGTTTCCGTTTCAGTTGTAGGCGTTCCACCATTCATGTCTGTGTATTCAAGTTGCAATGCAGTGATTGCATCCAAACACAATTTTCCTGCATTTTCTGCATCCAGAATGGATGTTTCAACTTCTTTTGTCCAAGTTTCGTGATACTCTTCCATCAGGGCATTTTGGTCTGCTACAAATTCCGCTTGATTTTTCAGTATGGAATCATACTGGCTGATTAACTGCTGATATATGTCAGGCGTTGGATCAGAAGGCTTCAAGGCTTCAGTGATTGCACCCTGTTTAATTTTATACTTCAGTACCTTGGCTGTTCTTGTGACTTCACCTAATACACCAAATACACCGAAGTACATAGTTCCTTCAGAAACCGTCACTTCATGCGGAATTTCACACATATTTTCTTCATCAACAAGTACATGGTATACATCATTTGCGTTTTTATAAAAAACCGCAGTCTTCGTCAAGCCATCCCACTTGCTACAAAACTTGAATGCAATGAAAGATTCATGCACGCCACCTGATGCAAGCACAGGTGAATTTGTAACAATCATGTCTTGGTCAATGCATTCAACATTGATTATTGTCTTCATTTGTAAATTCCTTTCCACAACAAAAGGACACCTTTTCAGATGTCCTTTGTCATTTGCTGTTATCCTAATACAAGCCCCCTACTTTTGAAGGTTGTCCGTAAACCATTTACATTGTCAGTGTCATTTGCTGTTGCTGTTGCAAAATTTCTACCGTTCACATTCAACATAATTGGTCTGTTTGCTAAATCCGCAACTGCATCTGCTAATGCCTGCACATCTGCAACCTGCATTGTTTTTTCAATTGCGCCTGCCACATAGTCTTCAAGTTTTTCAATGGGAAGAACTGCTTCTGCACCTGCTTCACCAACACCTTTCAATCCAAATGGCGTGTTAAAAATAGTCGGCTTTGTAAAAATACCACCATCTTTGTACCAATCAATTGACAGCTTCGGAACGCTCGGTGGATTCAGTGAAAAACTTCCGCTGATGCTGAAGTGTGGCATCTTGACTTTAGGCAATTCAAGCTTTAAGCCACTGAAAAAGCCCTTGATTGTGTCAATAATGCCTTTGATTTTGTTTTTTGCATCCTCAATTGGTTTCATGATTGCATTTTTGATGCCATTCCACACGGATGTTGCAGTTGATTTGATACCATTAAACACACTTGAAGTGGTTGATTTCACGGTGTTCCATGCGGTTGAAACCGCTGTTTTGATGCCATTCACAACAGTTGAAACCGCTGTTTTGATGCCATTCCATACACTACTTGCAACAGATTTGACAGCATTGAAAGCTGTTGAAGTTGCTGTTTTCACAGCATCCCATGCGGTTGAAACTGCTGTTTTGATACCTTCAAGAACAGGTGACAGCGCATTCTTGATTGCATTCCATACGGTTGTGAATGCTGTTTGAATTGCATTCATCACTGTTGACATGATGGTTTGCACTGTATTGATTGCAGTTGTGACCTTTTCCTTGATCCATTCCCAAGCTTCAAACACATATGTCTTGCAGTTTTCCCAAATAAGCATGAAGGGCAGTGTAATTATTTGAATTGCACCACTGATGATTGAACCAATGAACATGAAAGCAACTTGAACCACATTCACAATTGTGTTCCAAATTTCTTGCAGTTTGGTCCATAGTCCAGTAAAAAATGCAACAACAGGCTGAATCACATTCAAATCAACCCATGAAGCAAGTGAACCAAACAAAGTTGTCATCCAATCCCATGCGCTTTGTAATGCTGACATAATTGCTGTGCCTGCATTTTGAACTGCAAGGACAATTTCATCCCAATAGCTGACAATGGCAACAATAATTCCTGCTAATACTGCTATACCTGCAATAATAGCAACAATGATCCATGTGATTGGATTTGCAAGGATTGCTGAATTCATAGCCCATTGTGCAATTGTAAATGCTGTAACAACACCAACTAAAATTCCAAGGGCTGTTGCCAAAATTCCAACGGTCACTGCAATTGATTTCATTAACACAGGATGTTCCTGCATCCAATCCAATGCGCTCACCATCACGCCACTGAATTTTTCAACAGCAGGCTGAACGCCTGTCAAAAGTGTTGTTTTCAATTCATTGAATTTGGTTGTCACTGGTTCAATTGCTGTTGCCAGATTAGCTTCTGCAAGAATCTGTTCCGCTGTTGCTTCCTTGGCTTCCATCTGTGCGCCTGTGGTTTCACGGTATGTGTCAGCGGATTTTCCATAAAGCTTTGTCAGGGTGTCAGTGATTAACGCCTGACGTTCCTGTTCTGTTGCACATTCAGACAACGCAACATTGAATGCATCTTCTGCTGTCACAACATCTTCTGACATATACTTTGCAAACATCTGTGAAGCTTCAGAAGACCAGTTCAACGCATCCGCAAGACCACCTGTGACTGTTCCTGTTTTTGCTGTTTCCGCACTTGCTTCTGCCAATCCTTCCACTGGTAATGAATCCTGATATGTTGCCCAAACACCAGTGGTGATTGTAACCCAATCATTCAAGTCTTTCTGACTGTCTGCCATTCGTGCAATATTGTTTGCAGTTTCAACAGCCCTGTCATCCTCACCGAAAACAGCATATAATTCTTTCCATGTGTCTTTTGCTGTTTCCGTACTCATTCCCACATTGTCAAACGCTGTGGTCAGTGTTCCCATGTCCTGACGAAGTTCCATTGTTGCGCTTGGAAGTTCCGCAAGATAACTAATGAATTCACCAATCTTTCCAATTGCACCTTGGATTGCGTTTGATGCAAGGTCAGCAATTGTTCCTTTTAGGACCGTGAAACCATCCCCTGCATTGTCAGCGGAATCATCCACTTCATCAAGGCTTCTGTCTAATTCATCAGCCATCTGTGAAGCGTTTGACATTTCTCTTTTATTATCTTTCAAATCACCTGACAGTTCTTCAATGGAACGTGCAAGATTCTGCGCTTCGTCTGATGCTCCCCTTCCGCTTGCAACAAGTTCAGCATATTCACCTTTCAATCCGTCAAGTTCTCTTTGCTGTCTTTTGATTTTATCAGTCAGGTTTTCATGGGCATCTTCTACCGCTTCAGATGCTTGCCTTTGTGCATCCAGTTCATCATTGCAAGCCTGAATTGCCTGTCTGATTTTTTCTTCAGCAGTCTGTGCATTCAAAAGCTGTATTCTAAGTTTTGAAACTTCTGTTGAATTTTCACCATAGATTTCAACAGCCTTGTCAACCTTTTGATTCAACGCTTCTGTTTTGTCTTGGGATGCTTGCAACTGGTCTGACAGAATCCTGTGCTTCTGCTCCAAGCCTTCAACGGTTGCACCAGTTGACTTCATCTGCGTTTCATTCAGCCTTAATTCTGCACGCAGTTCTGCCATTCTATCATTTGATTTTTTGATTGAATCATTGAATTCACCTGTTTCCGCTGAAAATCGGATTTTGGCTTCATTTTTTGCCATATTCTCACCCCCTTCTTGATTGTTTTTTTCTTTCTTTTTCTATTGCAGAATTCAGCCAACCATCATATGCTGTTTTGTTCTCAACAACTCCAAGGACAAATGAAACATCAGCAAACCAAAACAATTCTTCAGATATTTCAAGAATTTGCACATAATATGTGTAATAATCTTCAACATCTTCCAAAACAAACTTTGGTGGTCTGATGTTTCTTTCTCTTGCCTTCGTCTTTTGAAGGAACGGAAGTCTGAATCCTAGTGTTTTTTTGGCTGTGTCAACTCCTGAACTGCATCACGAATTGCAATTCTGTCAGAACCGCACTTGATCATGAATTCTTCTTCCGTCATCAGGTCTTCTTCGGAAAGATTTGCACACACATATGCTGTGTACATAATAGTAATCATGTCCAGTTCTTCAGTTCCACCCTGCTTTGACATGATTTTGTTGTAACGCTCATACAAAGCTTTGTTTTTTGCTTTCAACTGGTACAATGCATAAAATGTCAACGTCATCTTTGCAGTTGTTCCATCATAAAATTCAAAATCAATGATTGTATTCATTTTTTTGTCCATTTTTTCTTTTTCTCCTTTATTCAAAAATAAAGGACACCACATTGTGTGATGTCCTTTTCATTATTTTGCAGGTTTCCTTGTTGTCTTTCTGTTTGTCTTTTTGGGCTTTTCAACAGTTTCTTCAGCCACTTTTTCAACAGCTTCATCAACTACTTCTTCAACTTCTTCAACCAATTTGTCAACCGTCAAGATTTCTTCAAAACGTTCTTTGGAAACATTGATTGTTTCACCTGCTGTGTGTCTTTCACCTGCGTATTTGTCTTTGAAGTCTTTTAAAACCTTCGCCTTCATCTACACTTCACCCCTTTACGCTGAAGCAACCTGAACCAAAGCAGGTGTGAATGCGGTCATCCAAGTTGTCTTGACAGATTCATCAGACAATTCAGATGCAAGTGCTTCATACATTCCATTGCCATATTCATCAGGCATCACAGAAACTTCAAGTTCAACTTCTGCAACCTCTTCCGCACCATTTTCAATCTTTCTGGCAACACCAGTCTGAATGATACAGTTGGGATAAGCTTTGAACTTCTCAACGCCATCTTCATCAAAAACATCCTGCACAATTGCAAATGCTTCATGGCGTGAATTCTGTCCGTATGCATTAACGCCTTCGATCAGTGTGTCAAGTTTCATGCCATATGCCTGTGTGAAAATTTCATAGGGCATATGCATGGAAATGGTCAAAGTACCGCTTCCAGTACCCTTCACGGTTGTCTTTACAACATTACCACGGCACTTCTTGGTGATGACCTTAGTTTCAAGTTCCTCTTCGCATGATCCAACGCAATCTGCGCTCTGATATGCTTCACCACTTTTGAACTTGATGCCCATTTTTCTCAATTCGTATTCAGAAAAAACGCTCATTCTCTTTCTCTCCTATTCTTAATTGATTGCATCTTCAAAACTGCCCACCAGTCTATTGATGCAACGGTTTAAAATTTCTTCTTTTTGATTCTCTCCACTGTTTGAGAAGAATTGTTGATTTCCTGCGTGTCTGCGTGTGTTTGAACCGTCATCAGGGAAATACAAATATTGATATGCCTTTTTTGCCCTGACAGTCACAGAAAGCGGTCCACCCACGATTTGAAGTGAATTGCTTGTTTTTGCAGGTGCTTTCTTGCCCTTCCATCTCTTGCCTGACATTGGCATCAATCTTTTGATTTCATCATGAATCAGTTGACCACCTTCATTGTGCAACACATCATTGATTGTTTCTTCCGTGTTGCCTTGAAAGTTCTTCATTGCTTCTTCAAGTCTTTCAAAATCCTGTGAATTTAACTTGAACACACTCATATAATCACGCTTTCTTTGCCTTCACAAAATCAATTGACAACATTTCAACCACAATGTTTGTGTTCGGCTTTGGAACATATGTGTAAACACCATCATTCCCTGCTAGGCGCATTCCGTCAATTTCAAGCATTTTATTGATGACTTCAATTTCAAATCCTTCAGGAATCCATTCTTCCCTGATGATATGAACAGTAAAATAATCGGAATATCCTGTTTTGTTTGAATTGACCTTCAGGGTAGTACGATTGAAAACAATATAATTCCACAACGTTTCCTGCATTGAATTGTCAACCATGCCATAAAAGACATTTGTGTCAAGTTCTTTCAGTTTTGTTTGAATATCATTGAGAATCAATTGCCTTCACCCCTTCCAGATACAAAAATAATTCCGTCTTGCTTTTGTCTGTGTATGAAACATCATACAAATAACCATCAATGACTGCTTTGCATTTGTTGTCAACGCCCTTCACAAGCCTGCTTTTGATTTTCATGGACAGTGTGAAATCATTCTGCTGTGCAAATTCAAGGTCTTGTTCACGCTTGGACAATTCCTTGAAGTTCAGCTTCACAATGAAGTCCATGTCATCAAGTGTTGAAACATTGCGTTTTGCATTGAAGTCTGTTTCCCTTGCCTTTTCACGATAAATGGAAACAACGCCATCATTATAGGTTTCAAACCCTTTGCCTTTATTCATCCGCTGTCACCTCACTGTTTGCAAGATAGTTTTTCACTTCATGCTTTGCTCGGCACTGCGCAATGGTATTGGCATAGTTGTCATCAAAATCAGACAGCACATGATTCCAGTCATATAAGCAATATGCAAGGAACAGATTGTGTTCCGTTCCTGCAACACTGAAATCAAAATCTTCATCTGTGATTCCCAACTTGTGCTTCAAGTCAGGAATCGCAGAATCAATGATTTCTTCAATGCGTGCGGTTGTGTCATCATCTTCCCAAGTGATATTCAATTTTCTTTTTACTTGTGCAAATAATGTTTCATTGCTCATGATTCACAACCTTCTTTCATGCTTACGCTGTCACAACCTCTTCCTTGTTCTTAACAGTGATATACGCAGGTTCAAGACCGCTGATGTCAAGATACAATGCAGAAGTGTTGTCAAATGCTCTACCTGCACCATACTGTTTCACTTTGAACACACGCTGATCCTCTAAGAATTTGTATTCATCAGAATACTCAATGACACCATTCTTTGCACCACCCATTCCAAGGAAGTATTCATCCTTCAGGAACAGAACTGCATCACCATCAGCCAATGCATTGGAAACATACACGGTTGTAGGGAAAGGGAACAGGTTGTTCACATAATGACCATTTGCATTCAACACGGTTGTTGCAGGCATCACTTTGGTCAAGTAGTCGGTCATATTGCAGATGATACCAACTTCAGTGAATTTTCTCTTTTTGCCACTCTCGGTTTCTGCCATCTGTGCAACCAGTGCGCCATACTCGGCAGGCACAAAGGACTTAACAGCAACCTTTTCCTTGTCAGGATAGCCAGTTGTTGAAGAGAAGTTCACACCTTCGTGGATGTCCTTAATCAAGCCAATAGGTTCATTCACACCAGTACCAGAAACAATTGCAAGTTCAAGACCTGCCATGATTGCTTCAGACAGAACGGTTCTGATGTAACCATCAAGGAATGTAGGACCTAAATCCAACATACCAAGTTCAACAATTGCATATGCAGAAAGCTTGTTCTGATCAACGTCAACAACCTTGAAGGAAGAAGTGATTTCCTTCACAATTTCATCAGTGATTTTGCCCCAAACTGCATTCTGTGCGGAATGGTCATTCAAAATCCACTTGGTGATGTAACCAACATACTGGAAGTTGATTGCCTGCAACAAGGGATGCTCTTCTTTCAGGTTCTTGTAAACATCCTCAATGATGGTTGTGGGCATGATGTCTTCTTCATTGTCACTGCCAATGATAGCAGTGAACGCCTGCTTAGGATCAGCAGAACGCAATGCATCAATAACACGCTGATACCACTTTATTTCTTTACTGGTCAACTGTCTGTATCCACGCTGTGCAAGGATTGCAGAATCATGGGATTCCTGAAGGTCTGCAAAGTCTTCCTTCACTTTGTTTGCAATGGAATCATGCAAGCCTTCCCAAGCCTGCTGAATTGCCTTTTCGTCACCGCTTTTCATTGCAGTAACTAACTGATTGATAGATTCTTTTTCGTTTGCGAATTTCAACATTTTTCATTTCTCCTTTTTTAATAATTTTTTAAAAGTGCATTAAAAAAACCACTCCATTTCTGGGTGGTTGATTCCTTTTCATCAACATCTGATTCTTCATCATCTGTTGCTTCATCATCTTCTGAACCTTCGTCATCTGGTGTTTCTTCACCAGTGTCATCAGGTTCATCCTGTCCTTCGTCATCAGGATTTTCCTGCCCTTCGTCATCAGGCTTCTTGTCATCATCTTCCGCTTCATCATCATCTTTTTCCTGATGTGCTTTGATAATGTCAAACAACTGTTGGAATGCATTCTGGCTTGCATTCTTGCTGTCAGGCTTGTCAATCTTGGTTGCAAAGCCATATTCAAGTGCTTCCGTTGGAAGAATCCATGTTTCATTGTCCATCAATGCTTTGATTTCTTCTTCCGACAAAACAGAATGTGACTTGTAAGCTTCCACAGATGCCTGTGTGATTTTCTCCAAGTCTTCAGCCTGCTTTCTCAACTCTTCTGCATTACCAACTGCATATGTCCATGCATTGTGAATCATAAGCAGTGAAGATTCATTCATGACACGTTCATCACCTGCCATGAAGATGACTGATGCAATGGAACAAGCAAAACCATCACAATATGTTGTGACTTTTGCTTTGTGGCGTTTCAGTGCGTTGTAGATTGCAAGACCTTCTGCCACCTCGCCACCATAAGAATTGATGTATACATCAATCTGGTCAACATCCCCAAGTGCATCAAGCTGTTTGGAAAGATTAACTGCGCTTACTTCACCAAGTTCTTCCCATGCCCAACTTGTAATATCACCATAGATATTGATTGTTGCTGTTTGGTTTGCTTTTTCCAAAGAATAATAGTTTCGTTTCATTTACTCACCCCCTTCCGCTGTTGCATTCAGCATATCTTCAGCACGCATGAAATTCATTGACATGAAGAACTGCTTGCTGAATTCTGTGTCAAGTGTCTTCCATCCCAAACGCTTGCGCATATCATCAATGTTTGCAACACCAGAACCAATTGCATTGTAAATCTTATCTGCAACTTCCAAGATGTCAACATGGTTGATGCATGATGTGTCAACTGTGATATAGTTGCCTGCTTTCCATTCTTCATAAGAATAATATTTGCGTGTCAACTCTTCACCAATCATGTCAGCAAGCGGATCAATGCAAATGGAAAGATACACTTTCACAATTTCATTCATGTTCGTGATGTTGCCAAGCATCATTGGCAATGGAATCTTCAATGCCTGCGCAGTCACTTCAAAGATTTCTTTGCGCATTGCAACAATGTCTGAAGTGTCCTTGGCATTCTTTGATGAAAATTCTGTCAAGTCAGTTCCTTTGAACTGCGGATAAACAGCATTGTCATTTTCAATGAATGTTTTCAACTGTTCTTTCAGCACTGTGTTGAAGATTTGATTGAACTGTGCATCACCTGCTTTGTAATTTTCCAGAATCAATTTGTACTTCGTGCCATTGGTGCGCTTGTATGTAGCCAATGCCTGTGAAATCACTTCACCATACTGCATATATAACGCATCAACCAAGCCCTTTGCATTCTGATTGTCAAGTTTGAAATAAAACACATCACTTGCTTTGTGCTTCTTCTTCAACTGTTGCAATCCAAAGGTTATATTGTAAAAGATGTTTTCCTTCAATGGATTTGTGTCATCAATGTCAAATTCATCTGCGCAATATATCATGTCATTGTGCGGAAGAATCAATGAATGCCCTTTGTAAAAATAGTTTTCAATGAACTTGTTGATGAACTGGCTTGAATTCTCGTTTGGATTCGGTGAAACATTCAACATATAATACAACTTGTTCTGTACTTCCTGACCATTTTCATAGGTCTTGAATTCGCACTTGCTCAATGTGTTGGCAATGTATGAAATGCCAATATACAATGCCAGTTCTTTGAATGCTAACTGGTCAAGTAATTTCTGTGTGACAGGACTGATTTCAGAAGTGTCCATCTTTTTTTCTAAGAAATTGAAAAGACTATATTTCCTCATATTCTCACCCCCTTTTCTTATAGAATAATAGGATCTAAGAAACCAAAGTCTGCTGTTTCTGGAAGTTCTTCTTCCAGTGTGACTGATGCTACAAATGCCATAAATCCATCTGTCTTTCTTGACTTTGGTTCAATCTTGCCATATTTGAAATTGTTATTCGGTGCAGGTTCAAGTTTTGCGTTCCTTGTATACCAACGCATCAGGGAATCATCACCCCATATGATTTTGTTGGAAACAAACCATGAATGAACCTTGGGTTGCACAAGCATAATGTCAGAAGGTCTGACCAACTTCACCATTTTGTCCTTTGCTTCATAACCAATGTTTGCAAGCGCCCTTGACATAAGTGAATACCTATAACTATCAATGGCAATCTTGTCAATGTCATAATTCATCCGCTGTTGGTGAATCCATTCGGCAATCAATTCTGGATTGATTTCTACATCATCCACAACTGTCAATAAACCTTTTTCAACAGCTTCATGAAGCGGATATTTGATTCTGTGTTTATCATTGCAGGCAGTACAGAACCATGAATGGTGAATGCCATAATATTTTTCATTGCGTTTGAATAGCAGGAACACAGCCACAAAGTCTGTTGTTTTGGAAAAGTCAATTCCACACACACACGTCTGTCCAGTCAAGTCAGGCATTTCACCATTTGTCTTCAGAATGTTTTCCCATGAAGTGACTTCAGTGTCTTTTCTGCCTTGTGGAATGTTCATTCTTTTGGTCATGAATGCATTGTTGATGACTGGATCAAGCAAATAATCCTGATATTCACGCATCATTTGGTCTTTCAGTGTGGGCAGATATGGCAGGGAAGGATTTGCCTTTTCCCAATTGTCGGAATCATGGACTTCATCTTCCGCATCCAATTTACAAATAAAAGGCAAGAATCCGTTGTCTGGAATCTCACCTTCTAAAATCTTTTTGCTTTTTTCAATTAACTGGTCAAGTGGTCCTTCTCGCACATCACCATTGGTTGACACATATGTCCTTCTTGGATGTGGTTTCTTACCAAGACCTGTTGTGAATACATTGATGTTTTCCCAATTCTCATATGCGTGTGGCTCGTCAAAGTCGACCTTTCCAGAACGCAAACCATCCTTTCCTTTAGGGTTGTTCGTTCTGTATTTAATCTTTGAACGTGTCTTGATGTTTTGAATTTCAGTCTTTGTCCATCTGAAGTTCTTTCTAAATATCTTTGAATATTTTGGATTTTCAAGGATATTATATATTTCATCAAAAGATGTCTTTGCCTGTTCTTCACTATTGGCGCAAATGTCAATGTCATAATAGGCAATATCATTTGTCGGTGTAATCAGGCAGAAATCTTCAAATGACAAATATCCATTCTTTCCACCACCACGCCCCATCAGAATAAACAAGTCTGACCATCTTGGCGTGCCATCCTTTTTGAATACACAGCAATGCAGGGCAAACACAAAGGTCTGCCAAGGAAAAAGTGAAAAAGGAAAATATTTTTGATATGTCATGTACTTTTCAAGTCTGACTTCATCAATTTTCAAATCCTCTTCTTGCAGAACTTTTTTCACCATTGCCACCAGTTGTTTTTGTTCTGTGCAAGTTCTGATTTGTTCCTGTTCCACTAAATCAATATAGTCTTGGATATAACTATTCATCACAGGTCATCATCTTCATCATCTGGTGGCGTTGGAATTACCAGTTTGCATCTGCCTGCAATTGTCAAGCCTAATTCTTTAGCACAAGCCAAACACTGCTTGAATGCTTTATCCTGAAGATTCATCAGTGTGGTTGCATCTTCACCACGTTGTCTTCTGCATATCTTTTCAAGAAGTGCTTTCAGGTCTTCAATTGTGCCATCCTTATCACACACTGCTGACAGTTCATCAATGACAGCCCATTTGTGAACAATGTTTGCTTTTGCCATCACTTTTTCAAGCTGTTTTGTGTATGTCAAATATAATTCCTTTGACAGAATATATTGTGCAAGAATGTCTGTGTCCAGTTCGGTGAAAATACCAATCTGCAAAAGCATATTTGCAAAGTAATTGAATTCTTCAATCCTCTTCTTGCCCTTCAAATAACTTGGTGGTTCAATGTCCAAAAATGGCACTTCAACTTCCTGCTCTTTGCGCTCAATTATTTCATCTTTTGTCAAATGTTTTTTTCCCTTCGCAATCAGCAAATCAACTGGTTCTCTCGGTCTTCCTGCCATTTTTTTCACCACCTTTCACTTTTGAATTTGGGGAGATTTTTTTGACTTGTCGCA